TACTTCAAAAACTGAGTTCTCAGGATTAATCTCTCATCTCCAAGATGTCCGTTCTCTGCCACGAAGTCCGAAGTTGTGATGTTGAAATGGGTGGAAAAAGCTACGCAGTTACGTCTAAAAACATTGAACGGATGTTAATCAACCTTCTGGTCGAGGCCCGTCATAAGAAAGAACAACTGGCTACTATGGAGTGGCATCCCATTAGTAGGTGTTTTGTATGTTACTGGAAAAGTGATTTTGATAATATGGATGCTCCTACCAAGATGACCCCAAACTTCAAAAAAGTTTGGAAAACCACAAAATCAGCCTATAAAAAAAACGGTTCTGGTCCTTGTCGAAAGATTGACAGACCTTTCCGTAACACGAGTATGATGTATTATGGACTCATCATTCCCTACAAGGAAGATACGCAAATGGCCGAATTCTTCATCTCTGACCCACTCACAATAATGGGTTTCGGTTATTTGATTAATAATGCCCGAGTTGTCTGGTTTAGCTCAAAGAAGTGCCGTAATCAATATGTCAAGTATATGAACTCTTAAAAACTTTTCACTCATATCTAAAATCTCAGATTACTCTTNCGTCTTATAAATTTGATTNAAAATATTTGTAAATATTAAATAATACAAAATGAATAAATTTTACTGTCAATGTGAGAATTGTGATGTCTTTTCAAGGTATAAAGCTAATATTAAAAAACATATGGTCTATAAACACGATATGCTATATGTAGAACAGACTAAATGTGAGATTTGTAATATAGACTTTTCTAATAATAAACAGTATGAAATCCACCGTAAAGCACATCATCCTACTGACGAGGAAGTCTTTCATATTAAAGAACTACGTCGAGCACGTAACCGCAGATATTACCTAAATAAAAAACTCGGTTTATAATATATGGCTAATTATGTTATGAGTCGTGTTAAAACTAATGCCCGTAAAATAGGTGTTACAGTAAAAGCAAGCACCAGAAAAAACAAAAAAATAGACGTGTTTAAAGGAGACAAGAAAGTAGCTTATATCGGCGATGCGTCAATGGCTGACTTTACAAAGCATCGTGACGAACAACGTCGTAAAAATTTTAAAAGTAGATTTCAAAAACAAAGGACTAAAGTAGGCACCCCTGCATACTATGCCGACCGCTTACTGTGGAATTAATTTATTTTTATTATGTAGTATAATATAAATGAATCTCATATACTTAGCCAAACCTATATATGGAGGTTGGGTTACCTTTACAGCACATTTAGCATTAAAATATAACTATCCTTTATATAAAATTTCTAATAGAAGTGAAAAATTTAAAAGAAAATTTGGATATTCAGTAAAATATCAAAATCAAGACGCAAGTGTAATCTCAGATTTACAAAATAAGGGAAACTTTTTTATTACTTGTTGTGACAAAAATTATTATAAATATTTACATTTATTCAAAGATGGAACTCATATTGTTATTCACGACCCTACTGAAGTTACAGGTAAAAGGTCACTACCTTTACTTGAACATCTAAAACGCTTTAATATCATTACTATTAGACCAGGTATGAGTAAATATTTATTTGATAAACACAATATATTAGCTACATATAAACCTCATCCTTTTTTTAAATATAAAATCACAGATGCTCCTAAATTAGACATAGTGGCCATTAGTCGTATTGATTTTGATAAGCATACTGATGTCATTATTAAAGCTAACAATATGTTACGAGATAAAGATGAAGATGCTACATTGGTCAATATATATGGGGCAAAAAATGACCTTTATTGCTACCACAAATTAACGATAGAACAAGAGCTTAATCTACAGGATTACTATAAAGGAAACTTTAAAAAAGATTTCACTGAATTAGATAATATCTTAGCACCTGCTCGATACTCAATAGATTTATCAGCAATTAAAAATGATGGTGGTGGAACACAATATACCTTTTTAGAAGCCATTTATCAGGGGGCTATCTTAATATTAAATAAAAAATGGATTACACCAGATAGTATATTTGAAGATAAAGTAAATTGTATTGTCGTCGAAAATGAAAAGGATATAGTAGATATTCTACTGTCTGGTGTAGATTATTCTCATATAAGACACGAAGCTTATAAACTGCTTATTCCGCACTTAATTGTTCAGTATTAAATATATATTCACCTTGTGTTTTCGCTCCGTGACCCAAAGTATTTTGAAGTTCCTGAGCTTTTTCAATTGCTGATTTATTATGAGTTACTATGATATGACGCAACAAATTAATATTTATCGACCTGTCAGGAATATACTTTTTGAAACAACTGGTTACATACTTACTGAAGGCACTCGGCGACATAGCCTTAAGCTCTTTATGTTTGTCGAAGTTCTCAAATACGTGCTTCTTGGTGGGTAATACATCACAATATCGCAATAGTATATCTTCTACATCTTCAAGTGAAGATAATTGAATACGTCTGAAACTTCCAACATCTTTTTTTGTTTTCCATTTATTTAATTGTATATACTTCTCATCACCTACTAAGTATAAATAATTGTTATCTTTAGGAACTGGCTCATCATCTTTTCTTATGATTAAAAGGTCACCGAAATCTGTTCGACTGGGAGCAACAAGCATCATCCGGCAAAGTAGAATACATTGAAATTCAAGAGTGTCATTTACAGTATGCTCTCCTCTTTCCTTTTTCAACAACTCATTTAACTTAAATTCTGTATTCTTTATAAGTTGCTCCTTAAGTTCATCGAAAGGTATATAATTATCTTTCTGTTTCTGCGTCATTGCTCCTGCCTCTTTTTCTTTATTACGTTTTTCCTTTAATTTTGCAACGTTACCGCTGTAGAACATTTCATTATTTTTTAATTGACTCAATTGTTTTGTTAAAGAAGATATTACACTTTCCAATTCATCTAATTGTTCTACAGTGTGCTCTTTATCTTTTGCTATTTCTGCGTGCTGGTTCCTTTTTTCTTCAATTGCCCCTTCAACTACCATAATCAAGGCTTTTATTATTACAACAGCAACAACTGTATAATTTAACTGACTATCAGTTGTTTTAAGAGTATCAATGTATTTCGTAATAGGTTCCATATGATTATGCCACATATTAGGATTACATCCAGAATTCTCATAAGGGTCATAAGAGATGTTTTTACACAAAGTTTTATACTGTGACCAACGAGTCTTGATAGAAGACTCAGATAGTTTGGGGTTGTAGGTGAGTAGGAGGTTTTTGAACTGTTCTGGGATTCCATTCATTATAATCTATACTCAGATTAAAATTNTAAAAATTTATCNTCAAATTTTNTTTTATTAATCAAAATTTAGAGTGAATTTCCCATTTTCCCTTGTCAGATTATTTCGAATTTTTCGTGGTTTTATTGTGCTATGACAATGTCGTAGATGATAACTTAGACTACTTCGAGGCATTGTTTTTTTGCATTTAGGGCAATTAATTGGTCGCTTTGCCCGTTCTAGCAATCTTTCTCTATTTAAATAATAATACACTTTCATATAAGCTTCATTGTATTCCGCTGGAGATAATTTAGGATATTTCTTTTTAGGCATATAATTATTATATACACTTATAATATAAATGGCTACATTTCACACTATCTCATCAACTATTCCCCACGATAAACATCAATTTATTAAAGCCCAGCGTAATAGAGTATTAACCCCTAAGGTAGTTGCTCAAGAATCAATGAAATTTTTAACTATGAATCTCCAACACGAAGGAACTGTAAAACATCGCCACCACCACTTTAAAGTTGGAGGTTATGGAACTAAATCAAAAACTCATAAGGGTGATATGAATTTTACCACTAAACGAGGCGATAAAGATTTCCATAGAAGTAGGCACGATGTTAAAAAAAAAAGAGCACCTTATAGAAAAAAATAAATATATATATATATGAGTGAGTATAAAAAAGCATCAGCCTATGTAAGAGCTGTTGATAAAGATAAGGATAAAAAACAAAGAATTAAAGTTAAACTTGGAAAAGCTACAGCTAAAAATACTGCAAAAAAATTAATTAAAAAAGCTGTAGCTGAAGCTCCTAAAGGTAAAGGAACTGTTCCGACTTCCGTAAAAGAAGCACGCACAAAGGTGAGGGCTCAAATAACCGATAAAAAAGCAACAGTAATATCACGTAAGCGTGAATTTCACGATGGAACTAGAAGAATATTCACAGCTGAACCAGCACGTGTATTACGTAGGCAAACCCAAGATGAACTTCACGAAATGGATAAAATGGGCCTTTCTTTCCCAGGTCTTCACGACGAATTTAAGAAGACTATGTCACTTTTACACGGAGGTGATGTTGGCGACTCATTGTGAGTGTTAATATAAAATATTTATTTATATTAATAATCACGGAACACTGTTGCGTCTTATTTAGGAATAACTCCAAGAAGAGGGTTATCATTACCCATATTAGAAATTTTAATATTACTAGAATCACTACTTTTACCTCCCATTACATCTTTTAAATCTTCAAGTGCTCTCTGTATTCTTGTTCCTTCAGGTAAGGTTTTATAAAGTGTNACATCGGAAGGTGGTTCTAAACCTTCAACTAATTTATTATTTACATCTTTTATTGCTACTGTCATAGAATATACTGTTTTATCTTGAACAAGATTTAAATCTACAGGTAATCTGTTTTTTGGTGTAAAAGACAATATTCTTGTAGCAGTATCAATTTCTACTTCTTCAGCAGATACCGTATATATAGACTTTCCTATATCACCTCTGGCACCATTATGAGATTTTACAGGTTCAGATAGTAATTCAACGTTAAATACATCTGTTAGAGGATGAGTGCGAATTTTTTCAGTTCCATTAATTTCTCTTTGAGCCGTCCCATCACCAATTGGCCCAGCAGTAGGATTATTAAGTAAATTCTTAAAACCAAATATTCTATCTATGTTGGCTAAGTTATTACTGGTTATGTATTCAGATAACACTAAATCGGCTTGCTTATTTTTATAATACGCAGGTAATAATGGACTAGCGTCAGCTGGTGCTCTAAAGGATTCGTCACTCTGTTTTAAACGTCCAAATTTAAACATACTTGTAAGTGAATATCTCTTAGCACTTATCTGTATAGCACTACCAAATGAATTTTTGGGAAATATTTCCCTACATTGTCGTTGAAAATTTAAGTTACCCGAAAAATTATTATTCCATAACTCATTTATGTCTGGCATACTTAACATACCATCAACCCATACATAAGATGCTAAATCATTTACTGAAGTCTGGTCGACAGTATTGAGAACCATATAATGACCACCTCTGCTTGTTGATACAGAGGCCATTAAAGGATAATCAGATTGTTTTATTTGTGTAGTTGCAGTAATTCCTGTATTAGTTGTAGTGTATATATTTACCATATTTGTTTGATTTATACCCCTTGGTGCTATAACATTTGCTCTTCTTGGGTCTTGCTGTGGTTTTGAACCTATTTCAAAATGAATAACATTAAAATTTTCTACACGACATTGTAAAACTAAATCCTCGTCCGCATTATAACTAGCACCTAATGCTACATCAGCATAATCTTCATATACAACTTGTGGTGCTATATTACCAGCTTCTGGATATAATGGTTTATCTTCTAATCTTCCAAGGACACAAACTTGTATAACAGGAACAAGAGCACCTGAGGTGGCATCTACTTTAAATGTGCCGTCTGTTTTATTATTTCTACATTGAATCCAATAATCACATAATCCGTAATTATCTACTGGAATACCTTGTTGGCCACGAGCAGGAACAGCTACAGGGTCATCATCATTTAATTGATTATAATTATCTTTAACTTCACGAACTCTTCTATTAAGTCCTACGCGAAGTGGGTTATATCCAAGGCGTTTATCAGCTGTTAAATTAACATCTGCGAGGTCTGTTCTATAGAATGTAGGTGTATAAGAAGAACCGTCAGTGTCTTCTATGTCGGCTGTATCCCAAGCTACTCTATAGTAATCTGTAACTGCTGTAGGACCAGATTCTAATAATGTGGAAGCATAAAATGCTTTTCTTGGGAAATTTACACTAGTCGAATCTACATCATTACAATAATAAAAAGTAGAAGTGTCCGCTCCAGAAACACCTTTATTTATAATATTATATTCCCAGTTAGTGGGGTCACGAGCATCAGCAGGAGGACCTGTTGTTCCATCTGGTCCAGTTCCTACGCCCCAAAATAATCCTCCTGCTTCTACAATACCTAAAAATGCCGTGTTAGAAGAAAATACACCGTATAAACGTGTTATAGTTCTTCCTGTTCCGTCATTAGCATCTATTGGTGCGTTAGAAGCACTTGCGAAATCAAATTGGAAGTTCCAAAAATTAGATGTGGAATCACCGGCTAAAATTGTTACATCTCCATCAACTTCATCGGCATCTTGATTATACATCAATGTCCATTCTCTATCAGCTACTGCTGAACCTGCTAAACCAGGTGAATTTCCTTTCACTTTATGTTTAAGACCAGCAAGCATATTTCCATTTGAGCCACCTAAATCTACACCAAAAGAACCTTGAATGGATAATCCACTCATTGAACCATTATTCTCCTCACGAAGAACTATATAGAAAGTATTATGAATAGATGTATCGGCATCTATAGCAAAATTTACAAACCCCGTGGTTCCTGTGGCAGGAACTGAACTAACAGGAGTTGTGCTAAATGGAGTTAAGCCCGCAAATCTTGTTGCGACATTAGTTGAAGTAGCATCAGTAATGCTATCGTATAAATCTAACACAAGGTTCATTACACTACCAGACGAATTATTGAGATGTAATTCAACAGTAGTTACATCGTGACCTTGAAATTGAGGAGGAACTACTATAGCTTGAGAAACGTTTAATGCTCCCGTCCTAGAATTTCTATTTGTTTCATCAATCATTACCTCGATTGGGCCAGCAGGTGTGCCTGTTGAGCCAAATGAACTCATTAAAGTAGCTGTGCCATATCCTAAAGCAGGAGATGTTCCCGCACTAATTTTACCTTCTGTATCTAAAACACCGTTCATAAAATAAGGCTGTTCAATACTCTGAGAATCTTCAGGAAAATCATTTATAGCAGGTTTCCCTTGAGCGACACATATTGCTCCTAATTTCTCACCAGGCGAATCTTGTCCTACATTATATTGTCTTACTTCAACTGCGGAGTCTAATAACTCGTTTTTACTCCAATATGCGTCAGTATGTCCGTATAATGTATTAACCGCCCAAACATCTTCGGTGTCTCCACTATTTCCTCCATTATATACTCCTAAACTACCATTATCATTTAATCCTGACCTTGGGAGACGCATTGCCCATTCATCATCACCTGCATCTATAGCCATTCTAGAAAAAGTCTGTTGTCCTACAACATCATTTTCTAATTGATTAAAAGATATACTATATCTCGCTTTTGTTCCGGGTGGTAAAGTAGAACTTGCCAAATAAGCAACTTCAATACCTCCATTTGCTAATACATTAGGGGTTGTTGCGGGGTCATACGATTTTTGAATTGTAAAACTTGGTAAATTCATTGCTGTATTCATAGCAGTTTCTAAAACTGATGCTAGTTCAACTTCAGTATAATTACCAGGTTTTAGTTTTGCCTCTAATTGACAAAAATTAGGACCATCTCCTAACATAAAATATAATGTATCATTTTGTCCTTCTACAATAGGAATTTCAGTAAAAGCTAATCTTAAAGCAACTAGTTCTACAGTTTCTCCTTTTTTAAGTAAAATACCGTTTCTAAAATCATTTTTAATAAATGCGGGTTGTCTATTAGTTACCGCCTCCTGACCATCTGTAGGTTGGATTGTCNATAAGTGNATAAAACTCATATATATATATACATATAAATTTTTATCTATTAATATATTAAAAATTATGGATTCTCCAAGAGATACAAATGAAAAACCTCTTAATTTAAATCAATTTCAACTTAAAGTAGAAAAAAGATATAAATTAGCTGAAAAACCACAAATAAAGGAAAAGGATATATTTATTATAAAAAAATCCAAAAATAAAAAAAAATAAATCTATATTGTATATAACATATGGAAGACTTTAATAATGCCCTCCAGAGTTTCGGAGCAAATCAAGGTTCAGCACAAAGCTACATAGCTGAAAAAAGAGAAAAATTTTTTAAAGATTATAAAGATAGAATAGGAACTGCTGTGTCTGCACAAGCAGAAGCACTAGGTCTTAGTGAAGAAAAGCAAGAAAAAATGAATGCTTTAATACAGACTACTCAAGATGCATTACCAGTAGCAGCGGTGGGAGGTATGAAAGCATATAAATATTTAAAAAACAGATTTGCGACCAAAGCAAGTGCTCCGGCCACTAAACCAAGTTCTGTAGCCGGGACCGGTGGTGATAAAAGCGATGATAAAGATGATGATGATGACGATGAAGGTGACGATGAAGGTGACGATGAAGAAGGTGGTGACGATGAAGAAGAAGAAGACGAGGAGGATGAAGGTGGTGGTGAAGGTGGTGATGAAGGAGACGAGGCGGATGAAGCTGGTGAAGGAGCAGATGAAGGTGGTGAAGGAGCAGATGCTTTAGGACCCTCACAACTTAATTTATCTGGTTCATCAGGAGGTATTATTAATCAAACTCCGGATGATTATGAACCACCCGAAGAAGATGAAGACGAATCTAAAGGGCAAGAAGGTGGCGATGATGAAGAAGAAGAAGACGACGAAGAAGAAGACGACGAGGCTTTAGATGAAGGAACAGAAGCAGGCGAAGGAGCAGGCGAAGGAGTAGAAACACTTGCGACTACTACAGCTGGTGCTGAAGAGGCTACAGCCGGTGTTTTTTCCGAGATTATTTTACCAGCAGCGGCTATTGCTGGTATAGGTATAGGGATTGCCAATTTATTTAAACACGAACACTCACCTGAGGAAACTGCTCCTCCTGAAAATTCTATTGTTGGACACGCTACTGGTGTAAGTGATGCTATTACAAGAGGCGGATATGCCTCTGCTGGTTTGGATTCTGTAACAAGTCTTCCTGCTCAAAATAGTGCCTTTTAAACAAAGTATGCTTCGCTAAAAAACTTTTACTTATATCTAAAATCTCGTATTATAGGACCGTCTTAATTTATAATTTTTTTATTATTTAAAGAATAATTTTTTTATATTGACTATATATATAAAATGTTTAATAGTGACCCAAATAAAGTATTTGTTCCAAGTAAAACTGTAATTGTTAAACCAGAGAATCAAACTGAATACTCTACAAGAAAAAATAATCAAATTAGGTGGCATATACCATCTTATATAGGATTTGCTGACCCTGAGCATATTCGCTTTCAATGTAAAGCTAAAATGGTAACTACTGACGGTAGTGCTCCTCGCGGTAATATACACCCTGATGGTTCTGCTGGAATTTGGAGCACCTGTAGGGACCTTCGTATTTCAGACGGAACAGGTAGAACTGAACTTGAAATGATTTCCGATTTAAATGTCCAAACTGCCAATGAATGGGGATTTACTCAAAATGACAGTATTAACGCTAAACGCGAATTGTTTGAAGGTATGTCTGTAAATTCTGACCCAGATAATCAACTTTGGTTCCAACCTCCTCCAGACTGGACAGCGGGAGTTGTTGATTCAAATCCTAAAGCTATTCAAAATAAAATATCTGCTCGTATTCCCTGCTCTGGTATTATTGGTCAAAAAGCATCTAATGTATTCCCATTAACTGCTACATCAGGATTAAGAGTTGTAATGAATATTGAAGAATTTGCTCGCTCTATGACATTATCAAGTCTTCTTGGTGCCGGTGAAGCAAAACGTTACCCAGGTGTCTCAGGTGGAAGAGCAACAGCTCCCTATGACTCTCCTACACCAGGTGCTGTCCCTCCTTCCTTCTATGTAACTTACACTTCTAAAGCAACTGGTGCCGGTGACGCAGATACTGTTGTTACCACGGCAGGTGGCAATCAAGGTGTTTTTACAATTGATATTGCTACCGCTGCTGATAGAACAACTGGAGCAAAAACAGAATTAGAAAAAAATGCTGTTGTTGATATTAAAACTGATAACAATCTTGCTATTGGTGATTTAATTTATATCTGTAAAGAAGATGGAACTTTCCCAAATTGCTTAGGTAAAGTTAGGGAATTCCAACAAACAGGTGGTAGATTAAGAATAGAATATGAAGCTAACAGACCAAACACTGAAAGTCTTAACAGCGGAGGAACTGTTACGGGCGGATACGTTGGATGCGATGCTGGAGGTAATGCGGGAGATTCCGTAGTATTTTTCCTTGCTGAAGACCGTGTAAATAGAATTAACTTAGCAGATACTCAAACTGCAAGAAATGACGGTGTAGATGTTCTACCGGAAATGGATATTGAAATTTCAGATTGCGAGCTTAGTATTCTTCAAGTTGAACCTCCTGCGGGATATGTTGATAATATGCTTAAAAAGGTAAATGGTTCTGGTGTAGAAATGGATTACTGCACTTCCACGCTATACAGAGGAAATATTGTTAATGCTCAAGGTATGACATCGAATCTTATCCCTGCTACCCAAAGTAGAGCGTATTCTTTACTATCCGTCCCACTTACACAGAATTCACAGACTTCATTACTTACTAGTTCATTGCTTGCTAAATTCGAAGCACAAAGGAATTATCAATGGGTCCTGAACGGTAACCTCATACCAGACCGGCCGATAGATTTAATAAAATATGAATATGAAAAAAATCCTGTTCTTCACATAATGGAAAATGAAAAAGCTGTAGGAAATGCTAAAAATACAGTAAGAAACTTGTGGAATACAGAAGATAGATTATTATTTGGTAGAGCTCTTTCTCGTTATGGACAAGTTCATAATTTACAGGGTAAAACCACTATGTTACGTGTAACTTATCCTAATACACCAGGTGATACCGTATTACTTAATAATAATGTTGTTCATCTTAATCGTATGGTTATTCAAGCTGATGGCGTTGTTGTATTCCGTTAAGCATTTTTTTATTTCCAAACAAAAATTATATAAATTTAATCTTAAAATTGTATAATTACGACTAAAATAAATATATGTTATATAGTATAGAAATGTCTGCTAATATTGTAGCAACCGAAAAAGTTCAAATCGACCCTATTAACGCCCCACCAGATGGCGAATATTCATTTAAGAATGGTTATCCTATCATTCAGTTTTTAGTTGCCCAAAGTGACAAATATCTTGTAGGTAAATCTTTAAGACTTACAGGTGAAATAGAAATTAATACCGCTACTGCTGGTCAGCTTCCTAAAAATAATGCCGGCGTTGGAGGTGCCAACGGCGCCACAAGGAGAAACGCTTCAATAGATAGAGTTGTTGGCGTAGCCTCAGCAATTCATCAAGTCACCCTTTCAACACTTGATAATCAAACTCTTGAAATGGTAAAACAATATCCTCGTCTTCTTTCATCTTTAGTATCCGCTACCCACGGTGCTACCGATTTAACTAATGGTAACTCTGCCTCACAACTTGTTAATTCTCGTTCTATAGTTCAAGCCTGCTCCTTAAATACTCAACGTTCTTTTAGTATCCCTATTAGATGTGGTCTATTATCAGGCACTGGATTAATTCCCCTCGGACAAAACGGAACCAGAGGTATGATTTTGCAAATGGAATGTGCTCCAGATTCCTCAGTTATAGAGCCTTTCCTCTCAGCAACTGAAGCTGGCCCTGATGATGAGATAGCAAGAAGTGGAACTACGGCTTCAACCGATATTTCAAGATTTTCCTACAGACTTAAAAATCTTACTTTAACTTACGATTTACTGGTGCCCGATGAGGAAGGAGCACAAATGATGAACAATGCTTCACAAGGTGCTCTTGTATATAACGCATACTCTAACTTATACTCTGTGGTCAATGCTTCAGACCAAACCGTCACTCTTAACCTTGGTGCCAGCAAGGTCCAAAGTGTAATTCATAATATTATACCAACTACTAAAATTAATAATTCACAAGAATTTAGTAATGCTCTTTTTAAATTCCAAAACGGAAACGTTGAAGCCAATATTAAGGAAGTCGCTTATGCCAAAGCCGGAATATTGTTCCCACGTGAAAATCGCATTGATGAAAAACAACCCAATGCAGGAGCAGATGGTGGTAGCGAGATTGATTGTGTCACTTTGGAAACCTATCTTAACTCTATTAGAAATATCAACGATATTGATAATTGTTTGGCAAGTGCCCGCACTGAAGCTCAACTTTCTACCAGAGTTAATTCAGTAGTTCGCACCCCTCATAATCACCCAAATGATTCCGTTCAAGGACAATATCAAGACAGGTGGGGTAATACTCTTACAAATGATACACACCCTGTATTTGGTCTAGGAGTAAAACAGGATACTTTCCGCCACGGAGTAGATTATAGTCGCCAACCTTATTCTGTAAGAGTTACTAGCGAACTTGATGGTAACAATCCTAACTCCCTCTTCACATATGTATTGGCCGAATCTCAGCTTTCATATTCACCTGAAGGAATTAGAGTAACGTCTTAATTATTTTTTAAAATATTTATTCTATGAAAATAAATTCTGTTTATAGAATATATATGTCACTTCCTGATATTCTCAAAGTTAAGCCTATGCCAACTATTGATACGATGACTATCCACACCTCTATCTTAGAACCTATCGTTTGTAATCAAAACGTATGCCGTTTTACACTCGAAAGACGCGGTATTCTCGATATTAATTCCGCCGTTCAAGTAGGTGCTACATTTAAAAAGAATGGCGGTGATGCCAACGTTAGACATTTCCCTCCAATCAGAACAGGAGGCCACGCTTTCATTAAAACAGCTACTCTCCGCATTGGTGCTACTGCCATTGCCACAACAGACGAATACGCCCAATACAATACGATGATGCGTCAATTCAAAGCTGTAGAAGAACGTGTCCGAAAAGATGGAGTCTTAACTGGCTGTGTTGATGGTTTAGAGCCTTCCAATAAAGAAGACGGCGGACTTCAACCTATGAACATTGGATGGGGTAGAAATGCGACAGGTATTCCAGAAGCTAATGGCCTTTTTTCACAAGCTAACGAAATTGCCGATACTGATACCACCGAAGGCCCTCCTGAAGATGTTACTGCTATTTTCGCAATTAAATTAAGCGAATTGTTCCCTATGATGCGTAGTGTTCAGTTACCATTATACCTTATACAAGAACCAGTATCTATTGAAATACAATGGGCACCTAAAAGCCTATATGATTCTTACATTCGTGAAAGTCCTGCCGGTGGTGCTAGTAATACCGATGGTCTTGTAATTGCAACTACTCAAGTTAAATTTCTTGCCGACTATTTGACCTACTCTGATGACCGTATGGCTGAAATGGGTGNTCAAGTNATGTCTGAAGACGGATTACAAATGCCCTACAATGATATTATACTTACATCAACTTCTACTGTTGCTATTGGCCATCCCGCAGCTGGTGGAGCACCAACCAGAACTGACGTTAATAGAGAAATTGGTCTTTCCTCTCGCGTTGTTAAAAATATTATGTGGGCAGATAGAGTATTAGCACCAACTGATGCTAGACAACATTTACTTGGTAATTACCGTTCTGATGCTTATTGCCAACCCGATGAATTTAACCTTAGAATTAATGATAAATTAATGTTCAATCGTCCTGTAGTAAATGAAGCTCAAAAGAATAACTACCTTGCTCAAATTGAAGGTGTCGACCTACAAGTAGCATCCTGTGAATATTCTCTTGACCAAAATGTAGAACACTCAACAGTCACTAAAACAATTACATTAGACTCTTTTTCAGGAGCACAGTCAGTAGAAAATATTGGTATTAACCAGCAAACTCTTGGCGGTCACGCTCACTGGTGCGGAGTTGATTTAATCAGTAATCCTTTGGTAGGTTCAGGAACTCAAATCGGTCAAAAACCAGTTACTCTTCAACGCACAATATATAGAGGATTAGGTGATGAGGATAATAAGGCACGTGAAACACTCATTTGGTCTAAAGTTGAACGTCAGTTTGTTCTCAAATCAGGCGTAGTTTCAGTAACTGAATAAATTAAATAAGAATTATTTTGTTCATATAATATAATATATGAACTCAATACCAAATAATGATTTATCCATAAAAGAAGTAGTTCCGGACCCCGACAGAATGGATATAGGAAAGGAGCTTCACGAAAACTTACCTGACGTTTCCACTGGAGCATTAGGTCTTATGATTGCCCCAGTTAAGAGTGGAAAATCGACCATTATTACCAATTTACTTCTTAATCACAATTTTTACCGCGACTGCTTCGACCAAGTTCATATTATATCGAATACTATTATGAACGACAATACTAGCCGATTTTTAAAAGAATCTTTTCCAGGCACTATTTACGGTTCCTATAGCGATAGAATTATTCAAGCCATCATTGACCAACAATTGTCTTATAAAAAAAAAGCCGATAGACCAGTAATAGCTGTTATTTTAGATGACTTTGTCGGTATCCCTAGGAACTCATTAGTATATAAACTTGCTTCAAGATACCGCCACTATGGTATAGGATTGCTCCTTTTTTCCAGTCAAGTTTTTAAAGAGGTTCATCCGCTCGTGAGAACAAATATGACTTTTTCCGTCATCGGCAAAAATTCAAATGCTAGAGAAATGGCAAAGATTACGGAAGAATTAGGTAGTTCTTTTGGCTCAGATGATAATTTTAAAAGAATTTGTAAGCACGTTTGGAAAACACCTTATGCTTTTTTACACATCGACCATTCTGAAAATCCACCTCACGCCTACCATTCATTTGAAAGAAAAATCTGGGATGGAACTAGAGCATTAGAAAAAATGAAAGGTGTGGTTAATCAGTCAGACTCAGATGATTCTGATGAAGAAGATTTACAAGAAGAATGCTAAATTATTTTAATTGCTTATAATATATATATGCCCGATAAACCAAAACCCAAGCCAAGAAAAACTGATAAAAACTGGATTCAAAAGGCTGTTAAAAGGCCAGGTGCTCTTACACGTAAAGCTGAAAAAGCAGGTATGACTGTTAAACAATATACAGCATCAGTTATTAAAAAATTGAAAGGTAAAGAGAAAAAGACTGTCACTGAGAAACGCACCCTAGCTCAAGCAATTTTGGCCAAAAATTTAGCAAAAATTAGAAAAAAATAAAGAAATTATTATCTACAATTATAATAAATGAATAACTTGAAACTTCCTAATGTTGAACCAGAACCCGAAGTTCAACAAGAAACTGCAAATAATGAAGTAGCTCCTCCTCCTCAAATTGAAGTTGTTGTTAATCAAGAGGAAGATATTGTTGCTCATCAAGAGATATTTAAAGATGCTACCAATGATATACCTCCTCCTGCTCCTAAAAAGAAAAGAAAACCTACTCAAGCACAACTTGATAATTTAGCAAAAATGCGAGAGAAACGAGCTGAAAACAGAGCCAAAGCCAAGGCAGATAAACAAGGCAAAGTTGCTAAAATTCCGTCTAATGCTACTCCAATTCCAAGAAGTCTTCCTTCTATACAAGAAGCTCCACCTATGCCAAGTATGAATTCTGTAGATGGATTTGTTAATTTTATGGACTATATGGAGAAATATAAAACATTAAAAGATAACTGGAAAAAGCGTGAAATAGAAAAGGCAAAACGGTACGTAGCCAAACAAGAGCCAAAACCCGTTGCTGAAAAAAAACCTGAAACTAAAACTGTTAAAAAGAAGCCTGTGAAAAAACCAACTTTGCTTACCAATCATACGTCAAATTCTAATTCATATTCTGACTATTTTTAAGAGGTTGTTTATAAAAACACTGTTTTATAAGTAACCCCCTTTAACTTATTAAAGATTTATAATATAATTCTTCTTCTTTCTCTTCTTTAGTCATCTCCTTCTTTGTAGGTGGTTTAGGAGGTTTTAATTCAAGAGGAACAGGTGCTGGTTTTATAACCTTAAATATTATACTACTATTGTCTTCTAAATTGGCTAATTTTCCATTTGGTAGTCTAATCTCAACATCAAAGTTATTAATTATATGATTTCTATCTGCTGTGTATTTAAAATCACTTACAAATGAATAAAAGAAATCACTAGATGAATAATTTCTACTTAAATATCCTACCGCTGGTAAAGGTAATATTTTATTACTTCCATAAAAATTACTACTTTGCTCTATTAAATTAGAATAAATTACCAAGTATGAATAATCGAATTTTTTAGGTTGTTTTCTGGCAACTAATGTATCACTTTCAACAGTTACCTGTGTTCCTGTCATATAATTCAATCCCCCCATACTATACATATTATATATCTCACCCGGTGGTAATATTTTACGTAAAGTAGAACTGCTATCTCCTCTGTCATCTAAAATTCCAACAAATTCTGGAAATGTTCCCCAACCTAATGTTTTACCAGTTGCTAATGAATTCGCCATTTCATAAATTGTATCGTAGCCAACCCAATTTCTATTTTGACCTTCTATATTTATAGGTCCTGAAATATATCCATTCGTTGTAAATGGCCAAACCATATTTTCCTGCTTATCTAACAGATTTTGACCATCATAACCTACAAACTTATTATAATTACTTCTGTTAAATCCATTTGATTGAGCATTACTTATTAGAGGTAATAATTGTTCTACTTCATATCCCATTTTATGAAATAATGTATCATTGAAGGTATTTGGATACCAAGCAGACATTCTTTCGTGCTTTTTTGGAATTGTTATATCATTTATATTTCTCAAATATAATGGTAAATCTTGGTCGGAATAAGGAACAAACATAGATAATATACCTACACCACTCTGGCTTGTAATTACTTTATGTTCATTACTATCTTGTTGTAGTTCTCCCCACGGTATTACAGGTATTCCAAAAAATGTAGTCTGATAAGGTTGGTCATTGTATTCAGTAAATTGGCCTTCGTCAGGCACTTTGTTTTTGGCCTCTATATATTCTGTTGCTGTTATTCTACCACGACCTGGAATAACATTTTCTATTGTTGCTCCTCTTAAATTTGATTGATAACTCATAGTTGAAATCCACGCCAATTTATTATTCAGTGATGCTATTTTCTCATCTGCCTGAGGACTCGCTGTATCTCCCTCTTTTGCTACATCATTCCAAGCACCATTAGACAGGTATAACGGTGTATGAAGGTTTTGTATTTCAAACCTACCACTGTTACCTCCAAATTGAATATTCGGGTCTTCCGCTCCAATTAAACAATATGGCTGATAATCATATAAATTGTAATAAAGTGGATTATGCCTCGAAACATAATTATCGTATTGGGTATCAGTTTGTGCTAATAATTCTGTTATTGTGTTATATGGTTTCGGATTTACTCTTTGCGTGGTAACACATTTTGCATATTCTCCGTCCAGAAATGCGTGAGATATACCAAAGTTTTCACCTATCATTGGTGGTAAAAAATATTGTGACATTGGGTCTTCAGTGTCTTTGATACCTTCATTCATAATAAGGGCCAGAAATGGTGTATTATAAAATATTTCTTTTATTTTATCTTGTAAAGCAGGAAGAAAACTATCAAAATCGGGAGTTCCCGGGTAGGAATTTCCTGATTTTTGAGTATTAAATGCAGTATTAATTTCTGGATAGTTAGCTATAATTTGTTTCGTTAATTCCGCATCAGGGTCAAATTCTTTATAATATACAACTGCTAGTGCTACACCTGTGTCCATTTCAGGTTCTTGTTCGTCCCATAAATCAAATCTATCTTGTATCACAAATAATGGATTATTTGGGTCTTGTGGTTTAAGCCATTCATTATGCTGAAATTTTTTACCACTAGCATCAGTGAATTTAAATATAGAATAGGGATTCAAATATATACCTTTGTGAGTTTCTCTTTGAGTCCAATCAATTATTGTTTCAAACTCATCTTCCCAAGAAGTTTTAAAATTTAATCTGTTATTTCTATTACCTTGTCTTAAACTGGGATTATATCTTTTGGGTGCTGAGCTGTCCTCCACACCATTTAATTCGTAAGTATATGGTTCGCTTGGGATTTGTTCCTGCCAAAACGCATTCCAATAGGCTGAATTATCCTTTTGAATTTCAGCATCAAAACCAGTTGGTGCTCCTAAACCCTCGCATTGAGCACAAGCATATGGACACGGTAGGCAAAATTTACCAGTTATAGCATTAGGGTCCGCAAATCCATTTGGTGAATTTACACCTACTGATGCTCCATCATCTAAAAAATAGATATCCAATTCTGCTACATTTAAATCATTTATATTTTCATTTTTACAATCATTACGGACCTTACCAGAGCTTTCACTATTATGATGAACATTTTTAGCTTTACGATTAATCCATAACATTTTTTTTATTTGAGCAATTGACCTAGGAGTAGCAATTACATTTATTGGATACACCATATTTTTGCTTTGTCTTATCCCAAAAAGGTCCTTTACACTAAATTCGGAAGAGACACCATTATTATCGACTCTACTTACATTACCTGAATCAAATGTAGTTAATTCACCTATCTCTTTTATTGCAGGAGACCTAGTTGTTGGGTCCACAGTATAATATCCCCAAAAATCAGCAGTCACTAATTTTTGCTGTCCAAATTGACAAGCTGGAAAATCATCATTGAAACCTACACCGTCCCATCCACATTTGGGCATTGGATATAAAATTTGAGTTCCCATATTTAAATAAACTATATCATTGTAGAATTTCCTTGAATTATCATCATTAAATCTTTTTAATGGATTTCTATTCGTAAATAGTTCCTCTGGAGTCGGAATTTGTTTATTAAGTATATCAGTGACCCATTGATTAATTACTATACTGTTACCCGCCATCATTTCATTCATTGTTATAAACGCATTATGCCTACCTATTTCCCCACATAGTAAATTTTCATAAAACAGCTTACGACCATCATCAATTGGAAATGTATCACCTCCTTTAGTTCCATCTGGTTCTACAAAATTATTCCAATAACCTGCTCCTAATTGACTTCCGCCAGCATCAACTTTTCCTCTCCAACCATCATTTTCGGGAACATCTGCTACAAAGTCGTTCCATTCACCTTCTTTTGATAACACTTTTTTCTAACAAACTACCACCAGCTGTTTTAACAATTTTAAGCATCTTATCAGAAACTTGACTAACAGGAAATTTATTTATTTTTGTTTTATCTTTCCTACGCATAACCACCCCGGATATATAATAGGAGTGTCTGGATTTGTTTCTTCAGATTTAGGTCTGACCAAAAAGAATTGTAGCATCGTGTAAGTAAATATAACTATCTGTGAAATCATCAGTCCAATTATTTGCCTGGCCTTCACGTTCGTGTAATTGTTCAGTCAAATCCTGTGCTACTGAACTAGGTGTCTGGAAACCTTCTCTTGTCGTTAATGAAATTAAATCGCTTTTTAATAATTTCGTTGAATTAGTCGTCCAACCTTCATTCCTCAAAGTTCCACTTTTATAAAAACTCTCTATTTCATCTAATAAATATAATCTTTTTTCATTACTATGACCTATACTAAACGGACCATTACTAATAGAAGGTTCGGTTTCTGAACCACATCCTTCGTGCCCCAAACTAGGCGGAAGCATTAAGTTAGCTTTTCCTGTAGTTTGAATTACTTGCCATCTTGTTACAGTATTAACCTGCTTTGAACCCGGTGTGGTGCCAGAAGCTACATCAGCCGGCTGTGATTCAGTGGCTTTATAGCACCCCTCAACTGCGAATGCTGGATAACCTCTTATAAATGATTGCCAAGGACTATTTTTGTCAGTAAATTTGTCATTGGGCCGTTCTCCATTCCAAAGAGCAAAATCTTTTTTCCACCATCTTTCTCCTCCCACAACAACGTGTCTTGCCATAGGTAAATTAAAATTATATTGCTTATTATTAGTAAAATAATAGCCATACTCAATAGTTGCTATATTATCAACAAGTGCATTTTCCTCATTATATACAGAACTTAATCCTCCTGAAAATTCCATAGAAGCATCTGGCTCACCACGTAAGTTAATTTGGGTTCCCGATATAGTGATTTCATCACCTTCATCAATGTTTAATCCATATTTTAAATCAGTTCGCCACTGTGAATTTGACTTCTTTATATTTTGATTTCCAATTACACCTCTTCGTAGTTGTCTATTCGTATATAATTTACTTGCCGAGTTATTAGATTCAATAAGGATAGTCTTATTACTCATATTTATATATATGAATATAATATAATGAGTTGTAAAATTACTGAATTGCTAAATAAAATTGAAGATGTTAAAACTAAGATTACAGATGCGTCTTACATAGATTTGATAAATTCTATTTCACAAATCAAAAAAGATGATGAACTAAAGATTAAAAGAATTTGTAGGCTAAAAAGAAAAGCATTCAAGCTCCACTGGCAGTTATATGCCGTTACTGACTACGCCGTGGCACAAGAATACGACTCAGATTCTGGACCATCTGACCTAGTATTTGTCGATACATTTTAGATTTTTTCGAATAAAAAAAAATTTGATTGAATATTTTTATCGAATTCTAAGATTACAAAATCGTCTTACACTATGGATTGCCTACACAATCTCCTCCCAGAAGAACTCGTCCGCCAAATTCAGAAATATACCAGTCATCAAATTTGTGATGACAAGTATTTTAAATATTGTAAAAAAATGCAGATACACTCCAGATATTCCGACGATAGTAGTCCCAAAGAGTTGCTGGAATTGTTTGTGTGTTACTTTAATCAGGAATTTATGGGACTTGTTAATGATATTCCGATAGCAACCGCTCTTGTTAGAACACTACAAGAAAATAGTTATTGGGTTAATACTCACCGTGGTAATAACAAAGTTGTCGGTTATACCTACAATGTGGCAAATAGAATTGGACTTGATGAATTTACAGTAGGATATAATGAGTCACATAATAAAGGTTTTACTCTTAGTGGTGAATTAAGTAAAGTTAAATTTGAGTATGCTTGGATGATGGTTTATTCTTGGCTTACTAAACTTGTTGAAGAACACGAGAAATATGGGAAGTTCTCACAATCCGACTGTAGAAACTGGCGAAGTTCTTTTGCTTATCTCCCTTCTATGAGATACAGCAAGCCTGAACTACAAGAGTTGCTTACTAATAACGGTCTCAAATGGTATAAGACTTGGTCTAGGAAGAAGCTCCTGCAAAAATGGTATAAATCGAAGGATTAAAAAAAAATTTGATTGAATATTTTAAAATTTTATTTTTTAGCATCAAATATGCCCTCCAGTAAGAAACAGAAGCTATCCAAAGAAGAGAAAGCACGCCGTAAAGTAAAGTCTCACAGTTCCAAAGAACCTTCGCCTGCCTATGACAATGGTCATTGGTCTCGAGCTAGTGACGGTCGTTACAACGCACTTGGACCACGGAATTCCGCACGTAAATTTAATAATGAGTGGGCCAATGAATATTGGGAGGATAGATTTAAAAAAATGGGTGAGTAGTATCTGTGGCTGTGTATGTGNGTGACAAAAAATGTCATTCTATGTCTG